ATGGACACTCGCTACGCTCGGTAAATACCTCCGCCCCCCCTACTATGGACACTGCGTCAGCTTCGCTTCCTTCAGATGAGTCAACTTCAATCGCTGACCTGTCAGCTCATAAGATCAAAACAATATATAACCCAACGACTCTCACAATATGAGAACCTAGTGTAAAACCACAGGTGGTTGTTCTCACATTATGAGAGTCAAAGCAGATGCAACAAGTTGCACTCTTTATACATTTCCTCGCTGCTCGTAAAAGCCAGATTTACCATTGTCACCTTCTTATGCCGCAAGCGGCCGCTACGCTATAAAAGGTTGACATGGGAAATCTTCCCTCGACAGGTCTCGGCAAGCAGACCGTAATCTACTCTGCCTAAGCTACTCAACGTCAGCCTAAAGGCTGCCTCTTTATAAAAGAGGTAGCTCAGTTCGGTAGTAGATTACTAGAGGTGATCCATAACATCGTATATCTATATATTACCCGCTGGCGATTATAAGGCGGGAGTGCGTCAATGGTGACGTTAAATGAAATTCTTGTAATGTTGTAAGCACGTGCTCTCGCATCCATTAGTGCTGCTTCCAACATTACAAGAACGCTACGCTATTTCATTTAACTATGAGCAAGCTCACGTTTTGATATGTGTCAGCCTACGGCTGTCTCTTTTACAAACACTAACAAAGACTAATCCAAAGTAATAAAAAATTACTTTGGGTCTTTCTTAGCGTAAGACGTTGACTCAAAACGCCATTGACACCCTCCCAGCTGCGGACGGCAAGCATGAACCCGCTTGCGTGTCCTTGGCCTTTATATCACCAGCAAGTAATATATAGATATCTTTAAGGGACTATTATTACTTGACTATGGACAAACATTGTCCTTCTTTTAAACTAAACTAGGAATCAACATCATGAAAAAACCTACGATTAAACCAGCAACACGTAACCAAGCTAAGCAAATCATCATGGCCGCTGAGCTTGAGCAGACTGCAAAGATCGAGATTGCCAAGATACTTATGAAGCTTTTCAAATCTAAAGTATTATCTGGACAACCATCTCAGTTCAAGATTCTGGAGCAACGCTTAACTCTCGCAGTTAACCAAGCTCATGGTTGGGAGTTCAAGAGCCTCAATGGCATCTATCGTGACGGCTTCGAGATCACTTACGCACCTAATGTAATCTCATGGCTTCGACAGTTCACAGCTTGTGATATGCCAGCCGAAGAACGTGCTGAGATCTTCGCAGATGGTTTAACTGCCATCCGTAAAAAGCTCGACCAGATCAAAGCAGAGGCAGACAGTGCCAATAATGAAGACAGTGCCAGCGATGACGATCATCAAGACGCTGAGCCTGACAACACTGAAGAAGTTGTTGCCGAGCTTGACGTAATTGACTCTGAATGGATTAGCCCAGCTCATCAACAGGCTTATGATCTGCTTGCTAAACTAACACCAGAGCAGGTTGCACCCATCAACACTGTACTACTTGACCTAACCAAAGAGGTAGCATAACCATGAAAACTTTCAAGTATAACGCCCAGCTCGTTAAAGTTGGCAGCAAATCAGCTTACAGATTGACCAGCACAGCACCCAATCTCGCAGGCTCTAAGATGGTGTTCCAGACAGCCGACCAAATCAAGCACTTGGTTGACCGTCAGCACTTGCTGTATAACCACTACTCAGTGACCTGCTGGTCTTAGTAGTACTATGGACAAGGTATGTTCTTCGGGGCATACCTTCCTTATAATCTATCAGAGGATCGTGCCATGATTGGCTTAGAAATTATAAACGGTATCATCGTAGCAACATTAATAATTGTTTACTTAACTGACAAAGGAGAATTGTAATGACCGACACAAATTATCACTACGTAACTGAAATTGACATTAATGTTAGTGGTTTATCAAGGGAGGATAGGCTATCAGATTCTATTAGAATTAGTATAGACAGTGATAACAATAAAAATTATAGTGATGAAGTGAGACTCTTCTTCAAAACAGAGGAGTACGCTGATCGTTTCTTAGAAACAATCGCCACTGCGTATCATCAACGTCAGCTATTCAAGATCAAGCAACAACAGGAATCCGAGGAGTCCTGAATGCACTCAAGGTATGTCCTTCGGGGCGTACCTTTTGTATTTTCTCACAATGTGAGAGTTACCTTCGTGTTCCTTTGGTGTCTCACTCCGCAAAAACAGATACAAGTACACATACACACGTTAACATCTCATGACACTAAAGTGTCCATTCGTACCCTGTAGTTACCCTAACGTGCGCCTGTTAGTCTGTTGCCAGCCCTTATATCACGACCCTTAGGTGTCCCTTAGTGTCCCTTAGTGTGTCTTTCTTGGCCTATGTGTGTGCAAGCACAACACTACACGCTCACTTCGTATCGCTAAGGTCAACTTCCAGACACTATAATGTACCCCCAAGGGGGATACTCTTTACTATCCCGATCTCAAAAGCCCATTCATACTTTTGTGCCAAAATACGACCACACTCAAGACCCCTAAGAAGCCCTCTAAGACACGTTAAGGTTAAGGTAGCGGGGGTTTAACGAAGACCCTAAAGTGTCTTAAAGGAGCTTAGATCACCTCCTAGAGGATGTGGTGAAGAGGTGTGCTGCTGGGTGGATTCCTAACAGGCTCGTAAGATCCCTTACAGGCTCATAAGACACCTTAGGACACCTAACAGGCTCATAGGATACCTATATACTATAGTATACAGGGGGGGCTTCTATAGGGGTAACCTTTTGTAACCCCTTGATAAGCAACACCTACCTTTTACCAGCAGGTGTGAAGTAGAACCCTATTATAGCTCCCAGAGTGGTAATCGAGACGAGGGAGATATGTCCTGTTGTGATTGATGTTGTAAGTCCTTGATCGACTGGCATCTTATAGAGACCCCACAAGACACTGATCTCTTGTGTTTGCTCTGGAGGGATGAAGGTAACGAGTTCGACTGAGGGGTAGATAGTACAGAGGATTGAGATAGTAGCAAAGTTGAGCATCCCGATAAGAGCAATAATCCTACGAGTAGTCCGAGTAAATATGGTAGCTTCTGGGTCATTACTTGCATCTCCGAATATTGCTTTCTGGAACTCAACATCAGCTTGCTTCATCTGCAAGTCACGTATTAGTTCTCGTTTAGCTTCTGCTTCCTTGGCTTCATTGCGACTCTGCACAGCTCCACCAAGGATCTTCAGCATCGACCCCATGCCCGTAGCGCCGAGGGTTGATAGTAACATTGTTATTAGTCCAAACATATTGTCTCCCTATAGTAGCGGATTAGATTTCTTACTGGTTATTTTCTCGACTCTACCTTCAAGACCTTCAAGTTCTTCTTGAATTGCTTCAACTTCTGTTTCAAGGACTCTAATATCTGCTTCAATTTCGCTCGTGCTTGGGATAACAATGCCCGTAACTTTGTCGGTATTGCTTTTAATGTGTCCACGAAGCTCTTGCATTTCTGTACCAATGTGGGAAATATCATTATCTTCTATCCTTGTTTCTAGTTTAGTTAGTCTGGCTTCAAGATGGGTAGGGTCTGTAGACTCCTCTAAGGAAGCTACCTTCTCTGTCAGAGTGCCATACCCTACTGCTGCACCACCAATGGAGCTGGCTATGCCTATCCATAAGGCTACGTCTTGTGCATTCATGGTTGTTCTCCTACTGGTTGTGGTCTAGTTGTCATCTCTGGGTATATTGGGTTGTTTGCATACATATTATACATAGCACTCTCGACACCTACGTTACTCTCCATCCACTGAAGGTTAAGCTGTGTGGGTATCAAGGCATCTATAGAGACTGAGGTGTTGGTAAAGAAATCCATGACTGTGTTCGTAGCCATGAATGAGGCAGCTATAGTGTCTATGACATAGCTGTCCTGAGCATAACCTTCGATCATGTTCTTGGTCATACTTGCTTCTAGCATACCATCAATGCTGGTGTTGAATTGCTGACGACTAGACTCTTTGATTGCTCGTAAATCATTCTCAGTTGCATACGCCTCTGCATTGATCTTAGTCTGCTGATCGCCATCAACAAGCATCTCAGCTATCTCTGTGACTGCCGCTATCTCGCTCGCAGCTTCGATTAGAGAGTCTTTCTCCTCCTCATATGTACCCTGCTCTACGTCAATCATATCGTTCAGTAGAACGGCTGTGAGAGCCTCTGGGGTGCTGTTCGCTAAACCATCAGCATAAGCTGCATTAAAGACATCCATCTGTTCCGTAGTTAGTTCGTATTGCGTACCATCTTCGTTATTGTAGATAATGGTGTTACCATCGAGCATAGACTGAGTAGTCCATTGGATGTAGTCCTGCATATTACTGTTTATTACAGTCTTTATCGTAGACGTGCTTTCGCTTAAGTGGGTCATATCGAAGTCGTTTTCCCCTGCATTCGCTGTCCTTGGTAACAATAACAGGAGCAACAGGGACATACTCAGGGTGTTCCGTATAATATTCAAGTGCTTCATCTCCAATGAGTCCTTTTATGGGGCATGGGGTCTGTGCATTACGCATAGCCCACCACACCCGAGGGTCTTGACACATAATACTGGTAGCTGCCACCTTAAGCCCTAGACTAGAAAGCTGCCTGCTGAGCTTTAATCGCTCACAGTTCTCATCAACCTTCATCTTAGACGTACTGATCCCTATCTGGAGGGTCTGCACACCTGAGCCTGAAGTAACGATACAGGTATCTGTCTGGTATGTAGGGGTGGAAGGAGCTACAGCAGTAGTTACTGGCATACCTTCTTGGTTAACGGTCGTTTCGGTTGTAGTAGTAATAGTCTCTGCTTGCTGATTAGTCCCAAAGTCGCCTACAGTCGCCTCACTGCTCAGTGAAGGTGCAGCTACTAGGACTAAGCTCGCTATTAGTAGTCTCTTCATTTACTTTTAACTCTTCTATTTTAAGAACCCACGATTGTGGTATTGCTATGTAAGCACCACCCTCTTGTAGTTCTTCTGCTACAATTCGAGAGCGCATAATGATTACTTTTTCTTCATTATTAAGGACAAGCCAGCCTACTTCCTGACAGACAGCCATATCGTGTCTTAATATGTCGTCAATATCAGTCCAAGACCCGTCAGAGTCTTGAGCATCTTGCCATGTTAGGCGTACCATAGGAACTAGATTCATATCCATGAAGATTGCCTCGGTTTTGAGTTTATATTATAGCCATTGACAAACTTATCTAGCTCATCCATCAACAACTGCTCTTTTCTGTCTAATATTTCTCTATCAACATCAGCAGCCATCTGTTCTACCCAGTATGCTACACCCATTGCTAGGGCATCTAGCCTATCATCGTGAGATAGCGAGCCTCTATACTTTGTAATACGAGACATCTGGTATAACAGCATATATCGGGAGGCTTGCTCTGGAGGTCTGTGTTGAACACTATCAAAGTCTTTTTGTATGACCTTTGGATCAATGATTAACCTGTGCTGGTTCATAACTGGCTCAAGTGTGTCAATGATTCGCTTTTCCTTTTGGATGTTGTGCCTTACTTCCTCCATTGTTACAGGGTATATCTTTCTTAGGTAAGGTTTGAGTAGCTCATTAAACATACCATCACCAAAGTTACTCTCAATGAGCACTACGTTGACTTTATGTTTCTTCGCTATCGTAGCTAGTTTGGTTAGCGTAGCATCATTATAGCCACCTTCCAGACCACTACACTCAGGAACGTATAAGAAGCCATTAAGCATCTTAACAATCGCATAAGCAGTCTCATCCTTACCTCGACCAGCAGGATCAATGACCAATACCGAACCTGTGTAGTCCACGTAGTCGCCCACAATCGCCTCTGGTGCGTAATACTTATCACCCGCTAGACCTACATTGGGTATGTCCTTAACTTCCTTCATAACGCCATACACGAGCTTCTCGGGGGCTTTGTCACCGTCTACAGACATAACCATTAAGTCTGAGAACTTCAGAGGGTAACGGTCGGTGTCTGAGAGGCTTGTATCCAGCATGAACTGGAGAGCAAAGCCCGATCTGCCGTATGACAGCTCTCGCTCAAGTAGATCCTCATCATCAAATCGCATAGGATCGACTGGCTGGCCGTTTAAGGGCTTGTCAGCAGCATGGATAGCATCCCAAAGCATAGGAGCTAAACGGTTGCCATACGCCTTCTCAGCGTCATCTGTGGAGGGGTAACGAGCAGGCCAGATCCTCATCTGATAGCCACGCTCTGTCAGGGTGTTGTACAGACTCATCTCACACTGAGGAGTACCTAAATAGAGTATTTTTCCATCAGGTTTGAGTACCGCATCAAACTCTTTTACAGCTTCACCCAGCTTCTCACGCATCATTTGTGTCATCGAGTTGTTAGGTACTTCGATGTCAT